TAGCAACACAAAGTGCAACGGTACTGGCACAACCTTCTAACCCTGTTAGATTGGGATTCTTATTCCAACCAGCAGGTACTGAAAAAAACCAAACAGCAGTTCAATATAAACTGTTCCTAGATGGTAAATGTGTCGGAACCCAAGCAGCAACAACTGTTCCTGATGATATAGAGATAGGTCTTAATATGATGATTGCTCACAAAGGAACTGTAGCTAACGATCTTTATGTTGACTACGTTCAAACGGTCCAACAAAGATAATAAAATTATTCTGGGCTCCTTCGGGGGCCTAGATGATTAGGAGAAAATTATGAGTACATATCCAGTAGATATAAAAGCACATGACATTACATCAACTGCAACGACGACTGTATTTAATGGCCCTGCAAGAGTATTAGGAGTGTCATGGACACAACCAAGTAATGTCGGAGCAGGAACTATAACAATTAATGATAATACAACAGCCGTATGGGTTATTCATGTTCCAGCTTCAAATGTCACAGATCATAAAGCTCCAGTATGGGGACAGATCATGTTACCAGGAACAGGAATTAAAGTTGATACAAGTTTAAAAGTGACAAATTCGGTCACTACGCATGTAACTATTTATTATGGATAGGGGCATAGATGGCAAATACAACATCTGGCTCTTATGTTTTTGATAAGAACCTAGGCATAGACGAAATTATAGAAGATGCATACGAACGTATTGGTATTCAAGGTACGTCTGGCTATCAATTAAAAACAGCACGAAGATCATTAAATATTTTATTTTCTGAATGGGGCAATAGAGGACTTCAATTTTGGGAAGTTAAAAATCAAAATGTTGCGTTAGTAGATAGTCAAGCTGTTTATACTTTTTATAGATCGCCTGCAGACGGAACTTCTTCTGGTATTTCCACTACGTTATCTGCAGGAATAAATGCAAGTGTTGCTACAATTGCAGTTGCTTCAGTTACAGGTATGCCAACAACAGGTGGTGTAATAACTATTAATAGCGAACAAATTTCATACACAGGAATTTCTAGTTTAAATTTAACTGGATGCACTAGAGGTATTAATGGTAGCACAGCAGCTACTCATAGTACAAGTGATGCTGTATTACAGTTTCCAGTTGGTATGACAGATATTCAAGAAGCAGACTATAGAGTTAAGTCAACTTCAGTTGATACACCTATGACAAAAATTAGTAGATCACAGTATCAAGGATTTTCAAATAAAACTGCTACAGGTTTACCTACACAATATTGGGTTCAAAGATTTATAGATAAAGTTACTATGACTTTATATTTAACTCCAGGTGCAGCTCAAGATGGAAACTATATTAATTTTTATTATACAAAAAGAATTGATGATGTTGGTGCTTACACAAATGCAACTGATGTTCCTTACAGATTTATACCTTGTATGATTGCAGGTCTAGCCTATTATTTATCGGTTAAGTATGCTCCGCAAAGAACACAAGAATTAAAACTTTTATATGAAGATGAATTATTAAGAGCAGAAGATGAAGATGGTTCTTCTAACTCTACTTATATATCACCTAAAATTTATTACCCGGGGATTAGTTAATGACTACTTTTTCACAAGGTAAATTTGCTTTATCAATTTCTGATAGATCAGGTATGGCATTTCCATATAATGAAATGGTTAGAGAATGGAATGGTGCATGGGTTCATCGTTCTGAATATGAACCTAAATCTCCACAACTAGAACCAAAACCTACAAGTGCTGATCCACAAGCTCTACAAAGAGCAAGACCAGCTAGAACAGAATTTGGAACACAAGATTTTTTACCTTTAAATCCTTTTACAACTTCATCGGACACAACTTTAACTGTTGCATTTGAAAATAGTCAATTAGTAGTTAATGACTCTTTAAGATTTACTGGTGTTAAAGAGCCTGTTGGTGGTGTTTCAGTTGCACAATTACAATTACAAACAACATTAAATGGTGATATAACAAATAGCGCTACAACAATTACTTTGGCTGATGGATCTAATTTCCCTACAGCTGGATTTATTATGATTAAAAAACTTTTAACTTCATCAGATACAACCGATCCTTTAAAAGTGGGAACATATCAAAACGAAGTTATTCAATACACTGGAAGATCAAGTAATGATTTAACAGGATGTACGCGTGGAACTTCTGCTGTTTATAGAGGGTACACGCCTTCAGCAACAACTGCTGATTCACATAGTTCCGGAGCCACGGTCTATGGGTCTTTTAAAGTTGCTTCTTTAGTTGAGACAACTAGTGTTAATGATGCTGGAACAACTGTTACAGCAAAAAATAGTTTTACAATAACCCTACCAAGTGCTGCAACAGGCACTGCAACAGGAGGAGGATTTAATTGCGTTATTAGTCCTCTTAATATAGAGAGTTTATAATGGCAGGATATACACTTTCAACATTAGAAGCTGACATTAGAAGTTATACTGAAATAGACAGTACTCTTTTTAGTGGTGCTGTTCTAGGCAGATTTATTGAAAATGCAGAATATAGAATTAATCAAGAGCTTCCTATGGATGCTGCCAGATATGTTTCAGAAGGAACTTTAGCTGCTGATGCTAATACTATAAATTCACCCGGTAAAGGAAGTAAAGGCGACACAGGCGCTTTGTTTATTAGAGGGGTAGAAGTATTTAATTCAACAGCTAACACTGAAGGTAATGGAACTTGGTTAGAGAAAAAAGATCAAACTTATTTATCAGAATATACCGATAGATTAACGGGGCCAAAAGGCGATAGAACAGGGCAAGATGTTACAGGATTTCCTAAATATTATGCTATGTTTGGGGGTGCTACAGCGGTTTCTGATACGACTTCTGGAGCTATTTATTTAGCCCCTACACCCGATGCAAATTATCTATACAGAATATATTACAATATGGTACCTGCAGGATTAGCGACTAAAACTTCTGGGACTTATTTAAGTAAGTACTTCCCACAAGGGCTACTATATGCCTGCCTGGTGGAAGCTTATGGATTTTTAAAAGGTCCGATGGACATGTTGACATTGTACGAACAAAAGTATAAAAATGCTATACAACAGTTTGCAGGAATGCAACTTGGAAGACGAAGACGAGACGACTATACTGACGGAACAGTTAGAATACCAGTTAAGTCCCCGTCTCCATAATTAGGAGATAAATATGGCAATAACATCAGCAATTTGTAATAGCTTCAAATCAGAAATCCTGCAAGGAGGACATTGTTTAAATGCCTCTGGAAGTACAGCAGCAGGAAACACTATTAAATGTGCTCTTTATTCAGCAAACGATGCATCATTAAGTAAATCAACAACAGTTTATGCCGCGCCTGCAGATGCAGCTGCGGATCCAACTTCAACTTATGAAGTTACGACAACAAGTTCAGGATATACAGGTGGAGGAAATACTTTAACAAATATTGATGTCACATTAGACAGTGACACAGCCGTTTGTGATTTTTCTAATACAAGTTGGACATCAGCTTCTTTTACAGCGAGAGGATTATTACTTTATAATACAACTGCTATTACAGGATTCACAACTAATAGATCGATTCTTGCTATTAATTTTGGTGGAGATAAAACAGTTACTAGTGGAACATTCACAATTGAATTTCCAGCAGCAGCTGCATCAACAGCGATCATACAACTAGCATAAGGAGTTCTTCCTTATGGCAGACGTAACATCAGGATGGGGACGATTAACCTGGGGTCAAGCTCAGTGGAATGAAGCTACAGTATTAACAACAGGCTGGGGCGCTAAATCTTGGAATGATGGTGCTTGGGGAGAACTTAATGATCAAACAGTTTCTCTTACAGGTTTATCAGCTACAACTTCTCCTGGAACACCTACCATCTCTTATTATCCCGGCTGGGGCACATTAACTTGGGGTATACATGGGTGGGGATCTGTTGACGAAATCATTATTAGACCTAGTGGAATTGCAGCAACTACAAGTGTAGGGACACCTGTTATTGAAATAGGAGTTCCGCTTACAGGAATTTCTTTAGCTTCTTCTGTGGGTACTCCAGTTGGAAGATCAGATAACACAACTACGTTAACAGGTATTTCTACTGCTTCTTCAGTAGGGTCTATTACTCCTGCAGATGTAATGGGATTAACTGGAATTTCAGCGGCAGCAAGTGTAGGAACTCTTACAGTTACTCCAAATACAATATCTGAATTAACGGGAATTTCTCTTTCTATTGCTGATGGAAGTCCTGATATTACAACAAATCCTTTGGTTCAGCCAACTGGACTTTCAGCAACTTCTTCAGTCGGATCTATAACACCACCAGATCAAGTAATGGGATTAACAGGAATCTCTGCAACTTCTTCAGTTGGATCTATAACACCATCAGATCAAGTAATGGGATTAACAGGAATTGCTGCCACATCCTCTTTAGGATTGGTTTCACCAATAGCATATAAAGATATTGATATTGGTGGAAATACATCGTATAGTTCTGTAACACACGACACATCAGCATCATATTCTAATGTTGACGTGGTTGGAAATACATCATATACAGATGTAGATCATGTAGCATAGGAGAAAATTATGGCATCGAATTATAATTCATTAGGTTTCAATTTAATGACCACTGGCGAAAACGCCGGTACATGGGGAACCAATACTAATCTAAATTTAAATTATCTTAGAGATACTTTTGGTTATATTTCTATCGCAATGACATCGGATAGAACTTTAACTATACCTGATAACTCTACCGGAACTTATGATGGTAGAGCATTTATTATCGAATTAACAGGAACTCTTGGAGGAACTAGAGTTCTAGATATTGCAGCAACTGCGGGATCAGGATCATCTCCTGGAGGATCAGCGTCTATTTTAAAACCATTTATTGTTTTTGATAACACAACTCATTCTGGGGATACTTTAACTTTTAAAGTAACAGGGGCGACAGGTTTTGCTCTATCAGAGGGTACAACTTATTTATGTTATCACAATGGAACCGATATTATTAATACAGGTTTAGGATCTGGAGATGTAACTCTCACAGGAACACAAACTTTAACAAACAAAACTTTAACATCACCTAAAATTAATGAAGATGTAGTTTGTTCTTCTACAGCTACAGAACTTAATTTATTAGATGGTTGTACTTCTACAACAACAGAGCTTAACTATAATGATCTTACAACACTTGGAACAAGTGCCGCATCTAAAGTATTATCAGCAGATTCAAATAATTTAACAAAAATAACAGGCGCAGCATATTTTGAAGAAGCAGATTTAACATTTGATGCAACTCAAGATTGGGATGTTAGAACATCACCAGTTGCTAAAGTAACATTAACAGCTAATGTAATTTTTGATGCACCATCAAATCCAACGACAGGACAATTTATTTCGATTCTTTGTATTCAGGATTCTGGAGGTTCAAATACAATTGGTTGGAATGCAGTATTTGAGTTTGCAGCAGATACAGCACCAACAGCTACTACAACAGGAGATCAGGGTGATTTGTTTAGCTTTAGATACAATGGAGCAAAATGGCTTGAAGTTGGTAGAACCCTTAATTTAACAGTAGCATAGGAATTTTATGTACGCACTAATAGAAAATAACGAAATAAAAAAAATATATAATAAGCCAAGAGCATTAACAATTGGCGATATTCAATATCCAAGTAATATTTTTTCTTTATGGTCTAAAGAGGAAAAAGAAGCTAAAGGTATTTATGAAGTAGTTTTTGACAATTCAAATAAAAAAGATGAAGCATACTACATTAATACAAATCAATCTTTTAATTATGATAATGGAGTAGCAACAGCAAGTTTTGGAACTGCAACTGCTAAACTATTAGAAGATAGAAATGAAGTTAATGAAGCTGGAGAACCTTTATTAGACGACAAAGGAAATCAAATAGTTACAAAAGGTTTAAAAT